CATCTCTATTAAGGTAAATATCAAAGAAGTTTTTACCATCACAATCTAAATCAATTACATCACCAGTCATCATACCCTCGACTAAGGGCTTGTAAATAGTTTTTTTAATCTCTAATAATGATACTTCTTTATTATCACTATTAGACTGCACTAGCTTATCTGTCAAGGCTAGCGTATCAACTGCTATATCATCTTTATCTTCAAATTTCATAATACTTATATTTTAATTATTAAATTGAGCAATAACCCCATTATTAAACTGAACAATGTTACCATCATTAAATTGAGCAGGATTATCAACATCTTTAGCTTGACACTTAACTATCTTCTCTTGATTCTCAGAGCTTTGAGCAGCACCATACAATAGATGCTTCTGAACATTCTTATCAGGGTCTATAATATGGTTATAATCATAATTCCCTGTATTAAATAACATCTCTTGAATAGTAAGTTGTTTACGAGTTCCATCGGTGTTATACCAAAAATTGTCAGGGTCGTATAATCCTAAATTCTTTTGCTGAACTTTGCTTTCTGCTCCGTTGTGTCTGTCTATATTATTTTCAATAACAGGCAAAGCTTCCACTATATCAGCTAAATCATTCCCTAAGTCATAATAGGCTTGTGGTGTATGGTGGTTATCGTCGCTATCTAAAGGATAGCTATTCATATCTAAGGCTATGCAATTTGAGTAAGTTGAACATATCTCGAATTGCTTTGCTCTTACAATATCATAATAAGGCTTTACAGAATCTTCATTTAAAATACAAATATATATCTTCATATCTGATAATTCACTAATCCCCGTCATCTGATTATAAAAAATAGTAAAATTATCAAAATAAGCATTAGCGGTAGATTCTGATTCGGCGTCAGTTTCGCCTTGATACCATATCATAGAGTCTATTTTGATACTCTTATTACTAAGTATCATTGATTTTAATGAGGTTAAAAATCCTACATTCATATAACCAGTTGTTGGTTGCCAATCTGAATATAAAGAAGTGCTACCTTTTGCAAATTTGAAAATATACTTTTCTTTATTAGTGTCGTTATAATATTTCTCAGCAAAAGACAATTCAAATCCCCATCTCCCAACAGGATATATTTGCTGGTTATTGTTTAATCCTACATAATCTATCCTCGCAAATCTACCAGTATTTATATCCCATATCCTGCTCTTAGGGTTTGGGTCTATCGAAGGAACTTCCGCTAGCTCTGACTCTATCTTATACCCATTAGCGTTGCTTTGCCCCGCTATAATTGTCAATTGTTTGTCATTAGGAATTATTTCGGAATGTGTTATATCTTCTGTTGTTTCACCCGCATTTATTACAGGTGAAATAGAATCATAAAGACTTACTCCGTCTTCTTTATAAGGGATATTTGTAATATCGGCTAAATAAGTAACAACAGTAACACCGTTCTCATCATTATATAAATTGTTTTTATTTCTTTTCCATACACTACCGCCTACAATATTACTATGACTTGCGTTTGAGCTAACGTCATATGCTGTCGTCTCATAACCGCTTGATAATGGGTAATACCGTTCTGTTATTTCGTTTATTACAATCTTAACGCCCCACATTTCCCCTCTAAAATATGTAGAAGCCCCACTCCTACCTAAATAAAGAGGTGCGAAGCTAGTAGTAATCCCTGTTACTGAACTTTGCAAAATATCATTAGCGTAAACGCTTAATCCGCCCGTGCCGTCTGCAATCACATTCCATTTAACAACGCTTTTTATGGGAGCTTGATGCGTAAGTATGCTTACTGCATTTAACGAATTAGTAAATCTAAAAGAATTTGCTCCGATGCCGAATCTACTAGCATTAGAGCCTCTTCCTAAAGGACTGTTCGTAGATGTAGATATTAGGTTTTGAGTATAAAATTCAATATTCCACGAATCAGTAGATAGCATAGATATAGTATTTAGACTTGCGTATTTCACCGAGCCGTCGTTGCTCCAACAATATCTAGTATAGATTATATCATTATATTTTTTTATTGGATTTGTTAATTTATCACCTAACACATCACATCCTATATTTAATTGGCTCGCAGGAATGTAATAAGAACCATTTATTGTGAATCCATTTAATAAATTATAATGATAAATATCTTGCGTTGTCCACGATATTAAACCTGTAATTAAATATCCTGTATTTGTTGTGACGCTATAAACAGTATTAGCTCCGCTTTTTTGAAAAACTATAAACTCACCATTTGATAGCTCTACATTAGCAACCCATCCTGCAATATCTACTTTAAGGTATTGCGTGCTAATAATTGGAGTAGTGCCGCTTTCTGCAACATAATTAACAATGGTAAGCCCTGTTGAGCCTAAGTCTACCGATGTTGTTAAATCAAAATCTTTCCATACTCCACTTTCAATATACTTATTAAACTGTAATAAGTCTACTTTAGGGAAGCACATTGTATTCATAGCGCTCATATATGCTATAAATCCATTACAATTTGAATTTACATTACATAAATGTGCCATAATTATCTATTTAACTTTATATACTGAACATCTACAGTAGTTCCAGTATCATATATTTTTAATACTTGATAACATCGCTGCTTAACCTGCCAAGCCTTTAGCGTAGTTTCAAAATTACCTTTAAGCATTACTTTTATATCTGCCATATCATCAACTATACTTGAATCAAAAGCATACACACTAAGTAGTGCTGATTTATCTAATCTATTATCGGCATCATCATCAAAGACTGTTGTTACGTCTATCTCTTCTACATTCTGAAAGGTAACTGCCGAATTATCGAAGTTCCTAACAAATGCAAATACATCACCTATCTTACCCATTTTAAAATATTTTTAATGTTTTTTTAAAATTAATTAATATTAAATTAAGATCTAATTTATCTTTATCTATTACGTTGTCGTCTTTAAGAAGATCTGTTACAATCATCATTATAGACAATTTCTTAGCATCAGATACACCATGTATCTTCAGCTTTTTTGTGTATTGATCCATGAGAATTATAGTCTCATAATCAGTAGTCGCTAGAGTATTCCCTACAGTAGGTATCATATTACACTATGTAAGGTTGTCCAACAACAAATGTAGTATTAACAATCCAACATCCTATACCGCCATACTGTCCACATGGACTAGGTGCTCCGGGGGTATTGGCTTGAAAAATTATTTCATTCTCTAGACATAAATTAAGCATTTGATGGTAAGTTTCTATACCTTCGCTTATTCTGTCGTATTGGAAATAAGCAGTTGTTATATCCATCATTAAGTTAAGCATTATAGCATTATTTAACGCTTTACAATCATTACATCCCGATGTGATACTTTTAATATTATGTATCATACATGGATATAAACTTGCATAACTTGCTACTGCTTTTACGGTGTCGTAAGGGTCTGCTTCAGTATCGCCATTTGCATTATTAACAAACCTTAACACAACTGCTGTATTTAAGTCAGTTAATCCTAATGATGATGGAGGAATAGATATAGTCATTATATTTCTCCCTGTAGGAACACTTCCAGATAATTCAGGTTCATTAACTATTAATGCTGATATATCTAATGACTCATCTTGAAGAAAGTTATTTCCTACATAAGCATATAGCTCAGTGAACTCTCCGCATGTTGTTGCATTTACATACAACGAGCCTAAATCTGGTGTAATAAACAAATCATTGACCCATATAGTTTCTTGGCCAGTAAGGCCTATACATACGCTCATATTTAAAATTTAAGCAAAAAAAAGGGTGAATGAATTACCATCCACCCTTAGATTATAGGTTAATATTATTATGCTAAAGTAATCCCTAAGATAGTCTCAATAGAAGCTTCAAATTGAACCAAATTGGCAGTATCTGCAACAACTATGTATTGAGCCATTTGCTTATCTCCAGGAGCACTAATTCTTTCACTGTAATAAGAACTATTAATAGTCTCATAAGCTACAGTTGGTGTTACATTGTAATCACCCTCGAAATTATTAGGATATCCAACTCCTCTATAAATATCTCCAGTATTACCCAATGTAAACCATTCTAGGTTTGCAATTTCAATACCATTGTTAGAAGTAGTCGTTCCTTCAGTTACTGCTGCAGATAATCCTGTATTCTTTGTTCTAACAGAAATCTTAGTAACTAATGGTTTACCATCCATTTTCCCTAAGGAGAAAGGTGTTCTTCCGCAAACAACTTTCCATGTGCTTGTAACAGATGTGTTATCCGTGATAGGCATATCTGATGTAGCAGCAGTTGTTAATAGCAAATTAGCCTTAAGACCATTAACTACGTCTGTAGCTGTGTCAGATGCCTGGATAGTGTATCCGATATGGAATGGAAAAGGTTGTCCCGATCCTTGATTAGCACCGTAATTATCTATAAAGAAGATAGCGCTAACATACTCTCCTGCGACAGGTGTTCCTGTAAAGGCAATATCATAAGTTGTAAGATTTGTTGTTCCTGTATCATCTTTTACAGTTCTCTTAACCTTTGCGCTTTCTATAATTTCTGACGTGTAAGTAATCCCACCTTTAAGTGTAGCTACTATAAACTTATCTTCGGTACCAGTTGCCTTAGTTCCGTCTGAGGCGAACGCCTGAACCTCTCCCTCTGATAAAGCTCCAATGTTTGCAACTCCTGCATCTGTCGATGCTGTAGCAACAAAGAACTTATTTACTTGGTTTTCTCCAAATGTTGACATAATTTAAACTTGTTTTAATTTATTAATATAATTATTTAATTGATTCTTCCTGTCTGTTCAATTGATCTATTTGAACATTATTCTGTAATGTATTCTCTCTATAATGTAATATAGCAATCCTTACCGCCTCTTCTATAATATCATCATGCATATCTGGATTTATATCCGTAGCTGGTGATAAAGCCGTTGGTGGTGATAATGGCTCGTCTTCCGAGTAAGGCTTTGTGAAGCCGTCTAATGATAAATTCATTCCAGGATACTCTGTATCAAAATCTACTAATACAATTGCTCTTGGATACTTAAAATACCAACACTCATACATATCAAAGGAATAATCATGTGGCATTATGATCTCCCCGTAAGGTCTTGATGATCTATCAGTATGATTAATTCTATATCCTTGAAGAATATTTGGTTTATTAAACGGGTCTCTTATGATTCTTTCCACAAACGACTGTCTAGTAGGTTTTATTGGGAGCGATATCTTATCGCTATTCCATTCGTCCCTAGTTACGACTTGCAGTCTCTCGTAGTCAATATGAGCTAAGTTATCAGGTAGCCATATAAATAAAGAGTCTATATCACTATTGTTGATTACAGTAGTTGAAACATTCTTTAAACTACCATCAATAATTTCATCCTTACTTACATTAGTATCCTGCGACCAGTATCTCTCAAGTCCTCTTAGTTTATCTCTGTTAGCATCATCATCTCGATTGCTCTTGCTGCCTTTTTGAGTAATTGGTTTAATTATTTTATCAACAACGCTATTCGCTGCCATTGTTAAATATAATGATTTCTCATATAAATTTAAACCTGGAGCTTCTTGATCAGCGTTATCGTATAAAACATTAAACCGATCATTCATTTCAGCAACTGTCATTATTTATTAATTTTAGATTGAATAAGTAATTTAATATCTTGGTTTTGTATATCTGTTAAAAATACAATGGCTTTCTCTAGCGTAGGAATGTCTCCTTCGTAGCATAAATCTATTCCGTCAATTGTTCTATAAAGACCTCTATCTTTTACGATAGCCTTCTTGTCTATACCTTTCTCGATAAAGTGCTTGATTTCAAACAAGTCATCAGTCATTATCTCACAGAATGATTTAGCATTTTTCTCAATCTCATTACCAACTTGACCAATTAGCCATTCGTGTCCAGATTCGGTAGAAACTTTCTTTCCGGTTGTTAGTCTAATAGCTGCTGCTAATTGATCTCTATTGTCCTCTATATTAGACAGGATCTTGTAAGCTTGTCGCTTGTAATCGATTCCTTTCTTAGCTACTTTATCATCGTCACCTTTAGCTACCATTTCAAAGCGATATGTTCGCTTATTCCCGGTCTCTGTTACTGACGGTGATATAAGGTCAGAATATGATAATAATACTTTATATTTAATGTATTCAACAGGATCAGATAAGTCCAACATGAACCCCTCTTTAGTCAATGGAATTGGTCTTAATTCCTTGAAGAAGTTTCCTTCTTTCTTATATATGGAAAGACCACCCTCGTCTAATGCTAATTTCTTTTCAAGATAACTTTGTTCTAAGTCACTTAATACATTAACGTATTGTCCATTAGCTCCTTTTTTAGGATTAAGATACTGTATGGAGCCCTCTAACATTCCACCATATGCAATATGATTCTTATTCGAGATATTCCCCTTCTGCCTCTTAATATATCTTACTAGTATTGAATTGTTTGGTAATGAAAAACTCTTAACCCTAGATACAGCTTTTACCTCTGATATCTCTGGCAGTGGAGTTTTCTCTACTGCATCTGCTTTCTTTTTTGCCATTGTGTGTTTTTAATAGATTTATAATAAAACAGAGAAGGATCGCTCCCTCTCTGTAAATTATATGTTACCTTAGTCTTATGCTAAAATAGTAGGTATAATCGCTACTGTTCTAGATGCGTCAATTACAGCAGAACCAAATGTTGTATAGCGTGTGTAAGTTGCGCTATCCTCCATTGTTGTCATTAGTGTATTAACTTCTCCTGTGAAAGGATTTCTAAAACCATTAGAGTATCCTCTAAGCTCGTCATTACCCTTAATATAAACCTTCTGAATATTTGGCTCGTCTTTAGAACCTAAATAAAGTAAGTCATATCTGTAAGATTCAGCAACTCCACCATCTGGGTGAAGAACTTTATTACGAACCTTATCATCATACATAGGATCTACCTCTACCATGATATGCAATCCATTAGGAGCCATCCACTCAGTGAATTGGAATCCAGCCTTTAATGCATTTGTATGTAAAGGAGAACTTGCTGACTGATAAGTCGCAGGGTTATTAGTTGTTAATGAAGTCCACCCTGAAGCAGCAGTCATTACAGCTTTATGAAACTGAGCAGCTCCACGCTCACCAGTTCTTAACATAAACTTTCTGTCACCCATGTCTAAACGACCTTCTGAAAGATCATAAAGAATAGACTCTAGCATCTCTAATGCGAAGTCATTATAGAAATATGTATTAGATACTTCCATTTGCTCGCGGATACCAGCACCCTGCTTGATAACGTAACCCGATTTACCGATATCATGGTATTGGCCAGTAGCATCTCTGTTAGAACGAGAAAACATTAAAGCTCTTGACTTCTCACGAGAAAACTCTTGCTCAAATACCCATTCAACTTCTTGCATCCATGTATCAACTTGCTTAACATTACCGTTTAAATCGATACCTGCAATTTGACCACCAACACGTCTACCCATCATATTACCAGGAACCTTATGCTCCATACGAATAGTAGTAAATTCATTACGCATCTCTACTGGAGAGCTAAACGCAATGTCACCACCCTTGATAGACATTGTATCTTCAACAGGACTAAAATCTTTAGAGAATCGCTTGTTGGCAACTAACTCAGATCCAGGACAACCAGAGGCAGCCTCTCCCATTAATGACACTCTATATACAGCATTAGTTCCTTCCATTTCTGGCTCGTCTAATACTCTAAATTGGTAAACTTCATTCTTCTCACCAACAATTACGTTAACATCAGAGAAATACTTCTCTCCGAAGACTAACTCGATCTCAGCACCAAATGCACCAACGTTAGTTGTTGACGAGGTTACCGTAGACCCTTGATATCTAGCTTCAATCAATGGAATGTTACGATCAGAAGACCCAACTAATTTCCATGTAAAGTCATCATCTGTTTCTACATATTTAGCAGGGAACGAATTCAATAATGTATCTAAATTTGATACACCTGACGCTCCAAGCATTTTATGCACAATCTTAGAAAGTAATTGTGGTTTTTGCGCATACATTGCTCCTAAGTGGTTCTTAGTAGTCAGACCAGCGTGCGACTTAGCGCCAGTCATTTGAAATGGACTTAATTTTGCTCCCATTTTAATTTACATTTTTTAAATTAATATTAAACATCTACAATCTCTCCGGTAGTGGCCTTAGGCCCTGATTGGAAAGAAGGTTTACTGATGGAAGCAGTGCCACTATTCCTTAGTTTCATCTCAAGATCCTTAGTTGCCTTACTTTCAGCTTTTCTAGAGAATGCTCCGAGATTACTAAATCCATCGGTTATTGTAAATAATAAATACATTTTTGATTCAAAGTCAGCTGGGTCATCCATTCGCGCTTTCATTAAAGCGTTATAAGGCTGTCCGTCATCAGTATAACCAACGACCGAATTCATATTCTTTTGAGCCTTATCCTTCAACGTGTCCGTTACTTTATAGTCTCCCATAAACTCTTCTGTATCAGCAATATTCTTACTTATGTTAGTATGTAAATCGTTAGCTCGCTTAATGCTCGCGTCACGACTATCTTGTATTTGTTGCATCTTAGCATCATACTCTGCTTTAACGCTATTCTTCTTATTATCTAATGATATTCTTGCCTCAGATTCCATGTCTCCTGTATCTACATACATATCAAACATTTTCTCTGCTCTATCTTGAGATATACCCTTTTCTAGTAAGTCTCCTATGATTAATGTTTTAGCAAATGATTCATCACTAAGTTGTTCGTCAGTTATGTTATTTAATCTCTCGAAATCACTTTCATTATTAATTATCTCAGATTCAGGAACCCCATTACGGAACGCCTCAAGAACTCTTTTTTGCTGATCATTTAATCCAGACAATTCATTATTCTTAACCTCTGATCTAAACGCTTCAGATAACGACTCTATATCGTTAACGTTAGTTATGTCAGTGTCCTTGAAGAAGTCCTGCTCTTTTAATGCGGCTGATAACAAGCCATATATGTTACCTTCTTCGTCATTTAACTCTATTTCATCACCCTCATCACCTTCAGCAAGATCAGTCACTTCAGTTTTATTCCTTGTGCTATTCTCATCAGGATCATTAACTTCAGTGGCTGGAGGTGTTGGTTCTTCAATAACCTCATCGGGAGTAGGTGGTTCCTCATCCTGTTCATTTAGAGGAGTTATGTCCTCATCTAAAATTTCTAAATCTAAAAAATCGTCTTCCATGTGTGTTTTATTATATATTATTACTAGATGAAGCAGGTTTCTTAGCTGCTATCATTTTAATTGATTCATTTGCTTTATTAGCTCTCTTTAACTCCTCGAGCTCTTTCTTTTTATGATCGAGTTCTTCGTCTACCTTATTTAATTCAGACTCTATTTTACTCATATCGACCTCTTCGCTAAGTTGTAATTTAAGAACCTCTAAGTTATAATCTCTATCTTTCTCTAATCTAGATAATTCTAACTCTGACATCTTTATTTCTATTTCCTTAGCCTTAAGCTCTTGCTCAAATTGTAATGCGGATTGAGCCTGCTCTTGCATAACCTTTTGATTAGCCTGGTCAGCCTTAGCCTGTTCTGAAGCCTGTTGTTGCTTCTCTGCCTCAGCTGTCTCTATACGTCTTCTAATATCATTAATGGATTTAGAATTGAATATATATAACATATCTGAGAAATTAACCATTTGATTCTGCATAGCTGCTTGAGCCAATTGCTGTATCTGTTGACGTATTGCCGCTGTATTCTCATTAGATGTTAATAACACATCATAATCAGCATCAGCAAATTGGTCTCCATCAACCTCAAACATCTCGATACTTCTATCGTCCAAGATGTTCTGCATCATGACCTTATTTCCTTTAAGCGCTATTTTAGCAACCTCTAAGAATGCGACCAATGTTCTCTGAACAACATCGTCATGCTTAAGATACCACCACTCTGTAATATGTGACGATTGCGCAACCGATCTCTCTACTCCGCCAACGGTCTCTCTATTTGATATAGTTCCTTCTCTCTGCTTACTTATGCCGGCTATCTCGGACATCTCTTGCTTAATAAACTCAAGCATCTGTATGTGGTGTTGTATGTAACTTCCTGTTTCAACATCAAGAACCTTTCCTGTTGTATTGAAGTTTCCTGCAAGCATCCCGGTAGCCTTACCTTTATTTCCTTCCTTGAATGAATCAACTACACCTATACCCATTGTTGTAGCATAGTGCATCCATTTACCAACATCCCAATTAGCGGGAATCTTAGCAACATCAACCTCAAGTATCTTACCCATGTTTTTAGATATAGCTTTATTAAGCCTATCCCATATAGCATCGTATAGATATTGATATGACTTCATTCTCGTAACAAGAGAAACAACTTTTCCTTGATTAGTATTGTATAGCTCCCCTGTTATAGGTATTGATGTTATGGCTGGTTGGTTAACGCTCGTGTATTGTGTAGCAACAGGTCTCATCTGAATATATATATCCTTACCTATCTTTGTGCCTTCCCACCACTCATTAATCCATAAATCCTTTACTTCTTCACCTCTTATCTTGTCAGGGATATATTGCTCCCCCATTATCTTATATTGTGTATTAGCCTGTTCGTCGTAATACTTAACTTTCTTTATTCTACGTAGCGATTTCCAGTAGACTCTAAGAACTCTAACATTCCCTGTATCATCTCTGTAATCTGGAGAGAATTTATGTCCGTTTATCTCAGCTATCTCTATAGCTCCCTGAACTCCAGATATTGTTTGTTTATCAACATCACTCTCAAATAACACAAACGAATCCTCAACATTATCCGATGATTCCATATTATCTGTGTCATCATCTCCTGCAATACGACTAACTTCATCAGGCTTTAATTGCTCGTAAAACGTATCAATTATTCTGCCTGGACTCCAGTGGTCATCAATTATGATTATGTCAGAATCTTCTATCTTAGAGGAATTCCCTGATCTTACAGTATGGACATTCATTGGATTTAACTTGAATAACTTAGGTGCTCCTGAGATTATATCTGTCTGATAAACCTCTTCACCAAGTATTAAAGCATCCTTGAACCCTTCCGCAAATATGTTTTTGAAATTATCTTTTGTAGAGAAGTATTTTAGTATTCTGTTAGCGCGTAACTCTTTTAAGTCCTTCCATGAATAGTTTGCATACTTCTGCAATTTAGCCATTTCGGCTTCCATTGCATTCTTGGCCTGCTCGTTATCTTCTGGATACTTAGCTTGTATTATATCCATTAACCTCTTTGATATATCCGCTCTCTTATTCTTTATCTTAGAAGATACTGCGTCAGGGTTAGTTACAAATACTTCCCAGTCAATTTGCCTGTTAGCAACTTCCCCAACTAATACATCTATCTTAGGAACTATTATTGAATGATGCCCCAACCCTTTATCTATATCATAACCTTGTATTCCGTAAGGGTTTAGGTATTTAGCCATATCGGAAGTATCTAATACCCCTTCATATAGATTTTGATTTATAACCTTTTCAGCCAATGACAATCTTAATCCGCCATTGTAATACATTGAGTAACCTTTATCTATGGCGTCAATGTTATCTTTCCGCCACTGCTCACCCTTTCTTTTATATGCCAACCTTTGCCTAGGTAGTTTTACATTACTCATATCAATTGTTTTATATTAATTCAAACGTTCCGTAATTTCCATCATTATTATTTAAAAATTCATCATTTTCTAATGGATCTTCTATTCTCTCGTTAAATTTATTCCTTTCAGTATGCTTGTATAATTCAGCCCTAGCAATCATTACCATTCCTGCACTCGATACTCTATCAAAGTTGCCATCTGGATTCCATTGAGACGCCTCTCTTAACAATCCTAACGATCTAATAGTCGTTAACTTAATCGTTGGAGCATTTGCTTTTTCAAAATTATTACCATCAACAGTCATTACTTCTTCAGAGGAGGCTTCCTCATGTCTCTCTAGCATATAATCAGCTAGTAACTTTCTAGCCCATAGGTTCACTGCTTTATTAGCTGGAGTCCCTTTCGCTTTATTCCCATATCCTATACTCCTAATCATCTCCTGATCCTTTAATATAGCAGGTGTATCCATTAGTAAGTAAGCAAAGTTTCTATTATCAAAGTAAGAAAACAACCCCTTAAGATTATTCTCGTAGTTTATTTGCGCATTATAAAATAATGACATCCTCAATACAATCTCAAAATTCTCATTAGCGGTCTTGCGTCTACCAGTGAATTCTGCAACAAATTTATCAGTCCATAAGTCAAATACGAATGCACTAAATAAAGACGTTCCTGTATCAGCGTCAACAGGGTCAACCCCTATTATATATCTATCGTTTGCTGGCTTGTTATCAAGTCCCTTCTTTGGTAATTCATATATCTCTACAGCGCCCGACTGATCTGACTCCTTAATAGGATATGTTCTTAACGCAACTCTATCTGCATTAAGTCTCCATGATACTGACTTGTCTCCAGAAAAATGCAGATCACCGACATAGTGATCAGACACAAATGACTCTTGATTAGGAAGTATCTCAGTTAGATAATCCTTTATATCAGCAACAGGAAACACTGATGTTCCTATTCTCATTAAGGCATCTACAGGAGTAACAGGGTGCTCAGCTTTCGTTTGTGTCAATGCATTACTATCACTAGCGCCATACTTTACAGTAAGACGTCCTATGATAACCTCAGCCATGGCTTTCACTACATCGCTATTTCCATTATTATCGTAACAATTTTTACGATTCATGTATGTCGGAACGAAAAATGCACAATCAGAATTACTGGCATTCTTGTCATATATATTAGATAATGCATGTATCTTATATCCTCTTGGATAATAGAACATTTCATCTAATGAACTTAGATTGTCTGAATTTTCATCACCACCAGTTCCGAATGCAATAGCTTGCCCGAAGACAGAGCCGCCATCCTCGATTGATGATCTGTATATATTCCAAGCCTTCAGTAGGTTAGGGAACGATCCCGCCTCCTCAAATAATGCTATCTTAGATCTCTTACCACGAGTCTTTGATGGCTTGTTTACTATAACCCCACGGACTATGGATTTATAACCCTTGTAAGCAGCGTCGTCCATATCGTAATATGCAGAACGTTTCTCATCAGCTTTATTAGGACTGAAGTGTTTTTTAAAGGGTGTATTTACATTAACAAAATCGGCAGTATCCCATGCCTTGGTAAGCAAACCGTCTCCACCAAGTAGATATTCGTCCATTGCAGCGAATGCGAAACTAACAGTGTTTTTTAACATCATTAAGTTCCTTGTGAGCATTGATCCTGCTTTGTATGAATAACCCTTACCACGTGCCTTTATTATAGCTGCGTGATTACCAGATTCTGCCGCTTGATCTAAATAGTGAAAGTATGTTACATCATGATCCCATGGGGCTGGATGTGTATATATTCTTTCAGCTCTAACAGAACCATCTTTATTCACTTTACCTATATCTTTGGTTAACATGATTGGGCTGTAATTCCAATACCAATAATTATAACCAGTTATCCACATGCCGTCAGACTCTCTAACTAATCCATGTTCGCATTTATATTCTTCGCTAGTCCAAAATTTCATATATTCTGAATTTGGATTACCGTTCTTATACAATTGTGTATATTTCCCCGTCCTTATAAATTCTAGAGCTGGCTTTCTAAAGAAGTCCATGTCCTCTAATATAGGAGGGTTTGTAATATCTATTATAGCTCTACCGTCACTATCTCTCTCTAAAGTTCTAGCAAACGGCCTATTGTTAGATGATATTGTTCTGAGGAATGGTATTGTATCAATAAATTCCACAAGGTCACCATATGCCTCTTTCCGCCATGTGTAATGCTCAAACATCTCTTTGGCTTTATCTAATGATGTCTGAATATTATTAAACTCCATTATTCAAATAGTCCAATTGAGTCAACACCACGTATTTTCGATGATGCTTGCTTCTCTTTCTTGATAGCATCCTCTAGCTCAGCCATTTTAGCCACTAGTGAGGCACTCTTCTCTATAGTTGTAGTTAGCTTAGATATATCATAGATAGGCTTATCATTCTTGTCCATAGCCATTAAATCAACAGCCCTGAAATACTCTCGTATCTTATTTATAGCGCCCTTAGCATCAATATACAATAACATTGATAGTGTTTGTTGCTTTTCCTCGTAAAAGGCTATAGCGTCGTCTGTAACGGAGTCTATCTTTAATTTACTACTGTCCGCAGTGAATACTTCTGATAATATATTCTCTTTACGCTTATCTTTATCTGTCTCTGAGGAATAATCGCTTGTCCAGTCCGAAAAGTAGTATATGTAAGCCATCTCTGAATTAACATACTCCTTATCTTTTTTACTATACTTGTCCAGAACCGCTTTAAACGGGGCTAGGGTATATGCTACAGGATTCACAACTACCTCAAAATCAACGATTTCAAATAATCTCATTTTGTGTGTTTTAGTAATTGCCTTTACCAAAGAAAGCCGAACACAATGTGCCCAGCTATCTTTAAAAACAATTTAATATTTATTCATGGTGTTTATGAATTCCACCAGAAATATTATGACCGATTGAAACTATTTTTGAATAATCTCCATCTTGTAAAACTTCTTTTCTATTACCACCGCATCTAGGACACTTAGTAGCGCTATTAACTTTACCTTCATCGGTAAATGAAATAACTTCAACAGTTTCGTTAACTTCTAAATTACATCTGTCGCATTCATCATTATAACAAATCCATTTACCCATTATTCATCACCTTTAATTCCCCACAAGACATTAGCTGCTCTTATCTTTAAGAATTCAACTTTATCGTCATCTGTGTATATAGGAAGAATAATCTTACCTTTGGTATCTGCTCCAACATCATGCTTAGCCTTAACATTTTCGTAAGGAAATGACTCTGGATTGATTTCCACTATATCACCAACGCTTACTGAGTGCTCGTGTGGGCCTACAGCTAATACTTCCTGAATAGGATTTACTGTATTGGATGTCTCTGGCATAATGATACCAGATGGTAATCGATCTGCTTTATTCGCAGTCGTTATAATATCTACCCCTAACGGTAGTATATTGCTAACTTTAAATTTCTTACTCATTCTTTGTGTGTTTATCATTACGGAACGGCCTTCTATAATTTGCGTGAGTGGCTAATGTTCCAAAATATTTTAAGAATACAAAGTCTATGTCCTTATTCTTTGCACATGACAATATATCATCATGTTGTGAATTAAGTATAGCTATTATATGCTCTTGAGGAATACCTAACTCGTCAGATACCTCTTGTGTTATTCTATTTAATGTCTTGTCTATCATAACGATAACGAACGACGTCCGGGAAACACACAAACCCTAAGACATCGAACGCAAATCTATATTGTGAATTTTAATCTTAACTCTATAGAATTGTCATCATTGATTTTAGGAACTACGCTTTTACGCAGTGTGTTTTCCTTTAGTATATTTCGCTCTTCTAACTTCTTTAAAAATACAGAATATTCATGTTTATTCATATTAGCCCCAGCCTTTATTTCATCTGATGAATCTTTAGAGAACAATAATGTGTTTATTAACTTCTCTTTAAGAACATCCTTGGACAACTCTATATACTTACTGATAAGTAGAGATAACGCCTTCTGATCTTTAGGTGCTGTTATTTTATGTATGAATGAAATTGATTTTATGTAATAAAGTATAGATTCGTTAATGCCTTCAGACTTTATATTAATAGTTTTAAAGCCTGCAGTCATTACTCTTTAACTTCTTTAGGCATTGGAACAACTTTGAATTTATTATGCAGCAACGCACCGAAGTATCGTTTCATATCATCATTCAATATGTCTATACCAGCAACGAACTTCTCGTAGTCATCTTTAGATATTGCTAAATACTCAAATTCTGGTATCTCTTGCTTAACCTCAGGTTCTTTATCGAATGTGTATTCGCCTGAGTTACTCTCATCTAATTTAATTTCCTCTGTAGATTCTACAGTGTCAATAATCTCTTCTTTCTTTTCGTTCATGTAAAATGTGTTTTGTGTGTGTTTTGTGTGTGTCTTAGTTTATATATGTTACCTTTAGTCGTATTTAATAACTAATGGCTTTATTAATAGGTATAAAACATAACTTAATATACTAGAAGAAAACCCTAATAGCAATATGTCAGTTATATAATTCCATTCCATTACACCTACTAATACTCCGCTCCAAAAGCCGAAACATTGTGTGCAATTTAATACTTTCTTAATCCATTTATTAGAGAAGTAATCTCTAACTCCTTTAAACAGAAACGATTGGGTAACAATCATAGTTAGCCCAATCGATCCTAATAGTTCCATCATCGTCAACATCCCGCCGAACAATGAGATACTGCTGGTAAATTTCTCTTTCTCATATTATTGTAAATTTATTAAATTAATAATCTTATCGGTAACAATTTTAATTAGATTTTTATCATCTAATTGTTTTGCCGTTTGTAACACCCTGTTAAGGGCGTCAATAGCAAAACTCCTTTCGTGTGCATTCATATCTGTATATTTATTTAATTTATAATATTGTAATCAATGCTTCTTCAGGGAATAGTATATCGTATGCTCTCTGATTACATTTGGCTATTAAGTTAATCACTTCATTTGTATTTCCTATATCCCCATATGTTCTCACAACTTTAGATTCGCTAATAACAATTTCACCAACTCTTGTTCTGCATTCTATATTGTAAACGTTATCTACATTATGAATTACTTTGCCATCACTGTCATATAAATTATCCATTGATTTAATTATATTAAACTTGGGAAATAACGGCGTCCCTACTATATTTATTATCATTCTTCAAAATATTTAAGTATGTCCTGGACAATAGAGGCTCTGTGGTTCTTGGTTAATCCAACATGACACATCCTTTCTATATTTGGCTCAGCTTCAAATAAGCGCTGTAAACCACTTGTTCCTCTAATTGACGTCTGTAACACATCTCCATTAATTAACATTATAGAACCTATCCCTAATCTCGTTAGGATTAACTTCATCTGCTTAGGCGTAATGTCTTCAGCCTCTTCAATTATAATTATACTATTAGTAAATGTCCTACCTTTCATAAACCCGATAGGAACCATCTCAATCTTCTTCTCTTCAATATACTTTCGTAACTTAGCCTTTTTAGACGCGTTACTTCCGTATACTCTCTCAAAGTTCTCCATCAATGCAGCTATTAACCCCTCAAACTTCTCATCAACCCCTCCAGGAGTAAATCCAAAGCTCTCGTCAACTACATAAGGACGTGCTATAACAATCTTATCATAGCCGTTATTAAGAAACATGTCCATTGCAATTGCTGCGCTTAAAAGAGACTTACCTGTTCCTGCCGGGCCTGTTATAATAGATATGTCATGACTTAATATAGTCGCCTTAGCTAACTTCTGTTCGTCATTAAGGGAAATGTCCATTCTAACTGGAGACTTTCTCTTTTTTATCACTAGATCTTCCAAATCCTACACTTTTTTTTGAATTAACATTAAGCTCTGATATAATCTTCTTGATATCTTCATAAGATTTAGCAACCACTACGGGCTCACCGTTCACCTCAATCATACATCTCTTTGAATATACAGCGCCCTTATCATTGGTGAATTCTTCATAAGACGAGACATTAAATAAGTCAATAGTCTTTCTTAATTTCTTATCCTGAGCTATTATGATTTGCTCAACATATTGTTCACCAGTCTCTTCATCTATCCTAACCTCTTCGCCCATAAGGGTTTGAATGGTTTGGAACTCATAAGGTCTATCCATTACAGGCGTCTGACTGTCTCGTCCTTCTTAGATATGCTTAAGGCGCACGTCATTGAAGGAACCTCTTTACCATTCTCATCCACATCAATCATAACATCTGTCTTATACAGGACTATGTATCTTGGATTATCCTTAGCCATCTGTTTGGCATTGTTAACGAATACTTGCTGAACATCTTCTAGATCTCGCATAGTATCAAATACTTCGTGAAATTTGTTTTCCATATTGTGTGTTTTAATGTATATTAATATTAGATACCACCATCCCTTTGCTGGTTGTATTAATGTTTGACTTCTTCCCGAATCTAGGGCTTAACACCTCTATGTATTGCTCAAGGTCAGCAAACATTATTCTACTATTCTCGTCACCAATCTTTATTAGGTTTCTAAGAAATGATATATTGAGTGGGTCTACCAACTCTTTCTTACCATTATATATTTCCTTAAGCTCACCTGATTTACTAAAGTGAAACTCAAGTCCTGTATATAACTTCTCTCTTCTTTGCTCGTTTGAATTTAATCCCATATTGTGTGTTTATATAACTTACTTTATATATATGTTACCATTGGTTATTCTAGAGGAATAATATATATAATATACTTAATTAATGACTATATAATTATTTCCTCCGATAACCAAACATATATAATAATATGTTACCTTTTACAAATTACTAAGCAAGAGTATTCCCCTATTTTGCGAAGCAAAATCGTTTGGCAATCCTATTTGACAACATTTCACACACTGTTCGTCAGTTGATTAAGTCCCGTCAATTACACCCCGAATAAATCACCCCCCCCCGATGATACCCCGGGTCAAACCAGAAGAATATTCTATTTGAGCAAAATGCTATTTCGTGGCATTTCAAAAATGTATATATGTTCGAGGGCGGTTTATATCCTTAACAAACACCCCTACCCTTTTTTAGGTTTGGGCAATAGGCCCCATAACAATTAAATAACCACATATCATGAAAGTTTATTCTATCGAACAATTTAAAGACGAGTATGACGTTGCAAAGATCATCGTTATTAAAACACCTAACGGTCACTTTTTCACCGACCAGCACAGCTCTCACATGGGCCCAGTATCCAAGAAATGGACGGCTGACCTGTCATCAGATGACGTGTGCGTAATGGCTAAGGAGGATGAAAACGGGGAAGAGGTTCTTATCTTGAGCCTAAAGCCGAAAGGGGAAGAGGTAGCAAGCTACTAGCGGGCGACAGAGGGGGCTACAGCCCTCTCACACCTCTATTCGCCATATAACCAATATAGCATATGTGTCTAATATGACATATATATAGCCTATAATAACATATCAGTATAGCTGTGTCATTCAATTGACAATATGTTCTGGCCTGGGGATCCGATACCATTCTCTCTTGCATTCGTTCTCGATACCTTAGCAAGTAAACTATAAGCGAATCGTATTTATTACACATATTCCTAGATGAACATGTTAATTATTAACCACATAAATCATACACAATGAGCAAGAGAACATTTTATGCAAACTTCCTAATAGATTTAGGATTTGCAAGCTTAGCCTTCGCTGCAATAGTTGGAGGGATATTAATACTAATCGCTGAATTCCCAGCATAACATTTAAATAACTAAATTATGGACAATTATACATTAGTAGCACAACAAGATTCAACTCTGCAAGAGATAGAACAATTGAATCAAATCAATGGACTCTTAGACGAGATAGTTGAGAATAATAACCAAACAACTAAACAATGGCTAGAGGGACATTAGCAACATACACATTTACACACGTTCTTAAAGGAGGGCGTGTGCAAATAATGAAAGCCAAAGATCTGCCAACAGGTAAAATACAATTTGGTATTCATCAGGTAAATGATTTTGACGAACTAATGGTTCTATTGGAGTCGAGAAATCTAAACAAACTCATACTACAATCAATACATCATGAGTAAAATATAGCATATCGGTTAAGCCGTGATATCTTCGATGATAAATATGCACTAGACGATAGGATAGACTATAACGATTAATAATAACTATGGAGAAGTGACTACCTTAGTGTCACAATCATTATGCAAAAAATAACAGTAGTAGCAGTAACAGAAACACGTCACAAGAAAGATGGATTTGTAAATATCCAACTAAAACGTGAAGTATTAGCCTCTGAATTAAACGGTGGCAAATCAGGTAAAAGAGTTTCTTTCTTAGGAAAGAGTAAGTTTGAAAAGACAGGTCGTGTAGCCTTTTTAGTAATGGAAAAAACTGAGCAAGAACGCTTAGGATTAGTTCCAGGTGCGGATTTAAATGCACAAATTGCAGAAGAATATGGAGAGCATGCCATACAGGTGTTAGAAGTAACAGACGCAGGGTCTGTAGATGCTGACATAGCTTTAAGCTTGACGGATAAAGAGAATCCATCAACTGGAGCAAAATGTTTACACGGTGGCGTCCAAATTCTTCAAACAACAATCCTTGTTGCAGTTGAGGACTTCAACGAGGATGGTGGAGATATTACTCTATCAATTGATAAAGAAGCTTAATATGCTTGTTAAATAATCAAAAGCTCCTGACATTAAGTTGGGGGCTTTTTACATGCGTTAATATTGTCGGTATACATGAGTGGATGATACCACTATATCAACATGGCAGGTTCGACTCCTGCTTGACGCTCAAAGATTTATGTGGTTATAAATCAAATAGTAATGGTTACAGGATATTGAACTGTATTTAGGCGAACTGAAACCCAACCGCCATTACTATTTATAAAACAAATTATCATGAAAGAACAACAAATCAAACAACAACAACGCAAATGCAAAGAAGCAATTAGACGTATGAAGTTGGAAAATAAAGGATATTCTTTAGCGAGAATAGAACATCTCATGAGTAAAGTAGGGAGATAACAAAATAAGAAAGTGTCGGCGATTAGTTCAGTTGGTCAGAGCGGCTGATTTAATCAGTAGGTCATGGGTTCGAGTCCCATATTGTCGCACTTTCTTTAATTTACTAGCCAATAGAATTCTGTGAGACCGATGAAACCCACTGAAGAGTGGTTACTAAAACGCATGCTATTGGCGCTTAAAAGTTGGCAAACTATAAATGCACTTCATAACGGTGTCTGTAATATCAGGCTTTTAAATGTGTTATAAAACAAAATTCACTAGTTCTGAAATAGTTTTAATTTGACTTAATCGACAATTAAGCACAGCCGTTATGATTTACTAATTAAATATTAATATTAACTATAAACGATAACGTATGAAACATTTAGCATTATTAATCCTAATAGGACTTAGTCTAATAGGATATTCACAGGAAGTGACATATACCTATCAGGAGATTAATGACAAAGTCGAATCCTTAATGGAAGCAATTGAAGAAGATGCAACTCATGAATTTGCAATAACATATTCAAAGGAGAGAGAAAATGCGTCAGCCTACATTCGTATAGAAGATTATACCACAGGGTCAATTGAGGTGTATTATTTCAAAGATGGATTAAAGAAAGGTAGCGAAACATATTATGCTATGATTATTAACACAGAGCCAGTAGGATGGCGTAAACTTTAAAGATATGAAACATTTAATACTAATACTAGCAACAATGTTGTTAATGCTTACAGTAAGCTGTAATAAAGAGGATTCAGACTCAAGTGACTCACAAATGACATATAACGAATGTGTCAATGAATATTTTGGACCAACATGTAGCGTGTTACGAAATAAGACAGATGCGTTACAACGTCTGATTACTCAAGGATACAGCACAAGTTCAGAAGAATATAGAATAACTGAACAATACTATGATGATAAATACGCAGAATCAATTAGCTTGACATGTGATAAATATAAATAACCCTATGATACAACATGCCAACAATCTGGAAAGACGATGAGGTGTGTTGTTAGGGTTTACGGCATGATTAGATCAGTCAGCTCATATTCTATAAATTAGGGAGAATTAATAGGGATCGAGACCTTATATGGGCACTAAACAAATATTAATATTAACATTTAAATAACAATAAGATGAGTAAATTCGCAACAAATTTAAAGAAAAGTAATAAGGCAATTAAAGCACAGAGAGCTGACATAATTGCAGAATCAACACAAGCTGAACACGAAGACTTAGTTCGTGACCTTAAGAAAACGAGAAGAGAGTTAAGGACTAAGCTTATGGGCTTAGAAGACTTATCTCCGGACAGTCAGTTTAGTAACAATGTGGTTAAAGGAGACTTTGATGCAAAAGCCTGGGCCAAATCAATGCAATCAATCAAAGTAGAAATCTTAAACAATAAGATTGAGCTACAAGTTGCTGAAGAAACAACTAAAGAGTGGTTTTCTGAAACTAAATAATGTTTAAAGTATACATTAGTAAAAGCAAACGTGGTAACATTGATGACTTGATGTTACTGCGCAAAATGCTCTCTAAATATGAAGTAGAGATACTTGAATTTACGGGAGGGGAATATACTCCATCTAAATTAGATGATGCTGATGCGTTAATATTAATCCCACCAAACAGCGATACCGATACATACGGAAAAGGTCAATACGAAGAAGCGAGAAGATTCTTAGAGAACAATATAGTGGAGGATTTCTTCATATTTGATGCTGAACTTAAAGAATTTTGTATAATAAGCGATCAAGATAATTATAAAAACCATTTTTATCAAATAGAAGGTAATTGGACAACGGATTGGGGTACAATAAGCTATGATTCTACTATTCAAATAAATGAGATAGCTAACGACTACAGTTGGGAAGAAAAAGATCAATGGGCCGAAAATAAAGCCATCACTGACATATTTGGGAGGACGGGTTTTGATGGAATAGATTGGGGCACAGTCAAAGAAGGGACTAAAATAACCATTCCTGAATTTATGCAACAATAAGAAGTAATGACCCTAATAATAAATGGTTTACGATACATGAAGATGGTGTAAAGTTTGCCTTCTCAAAAAAAGGTGTGAAATTATACATCGAAGATGACAGTCAAATAATCAAAGAGGTTATTAAAGACACCAGTAGCACAATACAGACAAAACCAATGTTAGCATGTGCTACATTATTAACATAATTATTAACAATTAAATAAATAACTATGCAATTAGGAAATCACAGAGTATTCTTTAGTCATAATGACAATGGAACATCGTGTTCAGTAAGAACAATAGATGACGCTCACGTATCAAACGTTAGAGCTAAAAAAAACCCTAAGGACACGTTTAGTAAAGCTAAAGGTAGAGCTGTATCGTTACAGAGAGCAATAATATCTCTTCCAAGAAATGAGAGACGTAACATCTGGGATGGTAATTACCATGAAAGGACTCAAAGAACTCAGCAAGAATCCCTGCTCTGTAATGCATTACAACAGGTCAGCTTAAACAACTGAATCAAAATGGGACTATACTAGGGTATAGGGATGAATTAATTAAGCTACATGGCTGCATGTGAAACCGCACCGGCTATATAGGGCGGACCAGGAAATATAGCTCAGTGGTTAGAGCAACGTCTGACAGGCGGGTTACGCAGGTTCGATTCCTGCTATTTCCGCAATTAAAACAAAACAATATGAAAGATCAATACAAATTAACAAAGATATCAGACGATAAATTTGATGGTAAGCATCCTAACGGAATATATGAGGGTGATGCAAGAACAGGATTTAAAGGCAAAGGGCCTGTTGTGGGAGATAGGTATGAATTTAGAGGTATAGTGCCTCAATCATCGCTATTAACATCAGTAGTAGTGTCTGTTGAAGCTGACGGAATATTTAAAACTATGTATTCAACATATAAATTAGAAAAAATTAAAAATACATAAGCTTTGGCCGAAAGCAACGTAACCTCAAGGAGGCCTCTTAACAATGCACACTACTCTTGCATGAATCGTAGGTCATGTAATAGATATTTAATAGATTTCACTAGGATAAAGAAACTATTTTAAACATTTAATAATCATGAACAACTTTTACAGACCAAATAGTATAATAGTTAAATCTGACATAATTACTAGGGAGTTAGTAAGAATATCAGTAAATAGTAACGGAGTATTAACAATTTATAACGATAAAAAAGATGAATGAAGCTAAAAAAATAATGAACTCAAAGGATGATTCCTTAGGATTCACAGTAAATATTAAAGACTTAAGTATATCACAACTTAGTCAAATTAAAACAACATGCAGAAGTGAGAAGCATTGGCTTAAGGTAAGCATGTTCGTCTTTGTTGATGATAGTTATATTATTGTTGAATCAAACAATATATAGTCATGGGAGCAGCCAGAAGACAACGTAGGGAAAGAGAGGTTGATGAGCATATCAATCTTAACCCGCCAACAACAATTCAGAAATTAAGTATAATCACAGTCATATTATTTATAATGGCAATGATTGTATTTGCATAATATTAATAACAGAATGTATCTATGAGAATTATCTATACCGACAAGGAGCTCGGCCAAGTAGATATAGGCATAAGCGATATGTGCACATTCTGCAAATTAACAACGGTTCATCTATGCTTAGATCCATTAAACTAAGCTAATAAATAAGTAAAAAGACATGAGTAACAAAACAGAACTTAGATTACAAGATGGTGGCAAAACATTGAAAGTGTTTATTAGCAATTAGTCACAATGAACATAAGTAAACTTAGTGCGGAATATAGTAATAAACTAAATGCGAGGAAAAAATATTAATAATTAACTGAATAGTGAACGGAATTATGGATATTAAAGAAGATTATAACCTTAGAGAAAATGCAGATATAACATACTTAGCGATGCGATGTGCAGAAAGTAAAGACCCTACTGAATTAAAGAAATGGTTTGATGCTAAATATAATACCACTGACAAAGTGAACGATGCTAATACGAGTAAAGAAGAATGCACTTTATATTGTATTAGCGGTTGTTCTTTGCCGAAATGCACTAGAGTAGAGGTAATAGATAAAAGTGGTAGAGCATACACTAATTACAGTTGTAAGAGCGTAAAAGCACAAATGCAAGACGAAGAAAGAACGTTAAAGGTGGTTATCTCTTAATAACCGCTAATGAATAAAAATAAACCAAGTTTATAAGAATAGATATATACCAATATACCAACAGAATGGTTACAAGAAAAAGAGATAAATAAGCAATTTAACAAGATTTATAAATTTGATTTATTTTATGTTGTGAAATTGTTTATAAAACGTATTGCTTTATTAACTTAATAAATATAGAGAAATGAAATTATTTTTTGATACAGAATTTACAGGATTACATCAAAAAACTACTTTAATTAGTATTGGTATTGTTGCCGAAACAGACGAAACATTTTATTGTGAACTTGATGATTATGATAAAACACAAGTAAATGATTGGATAAAGGAAAATGTTATTGCTAAATTAAAGCATAAACGACCTACAATATTAATGCCGAC